CGGCTACCTTCACGCCGTCGAAGGTGTCCTTGACGACGTTGCGGAACGTCTCGCTGTGCTTCCAGGCGTACACGAGACCCGCTGCGAGGGCCGCGATGGCGAGCACCACAAGTCCGATGGGGTTGGCATCCATGGCGGCGTTCAGGAGCCACTGAGCGGCCGTCCAGGCGGCTGTGACAAGCTCCACGGTCTTCATGACGAGGGAGTACGTCGTGAGGGCGATGATGAGTCCGCCGATCGTTCCCAGCAGAACCTCGAAGACCGTCTGGTGCTTGTTGAAGAAGTCGACGACTCCGGACATGATCGGCATGAGCTTGTTGCCGATGGTGATCATCAGGGACTCGAACGATGCCTTGAGCTGATCGACCCTCTGCTTGAAGGTCTTTTGCATGTCGGAGAAGCCCTCGACGTTGCCCTTGGAGTCGGCGCTGGCCTCGCCGATTCCCTTGATCGCCTTCTGGGCCTGGGCGGAGTTCTCTCCGGTGGTCTGCAGGGCAACGTTCAGACCGGCCGCGGATCCCATGAGCTTGTAGAGGGCCTGGGTGTACGCAGGGGTACCGATCTTCCCGGCCTTCTCGGCGGTCTTCGACAGGAACTCCATGGTCCCTTGGAGGCCGTCCTTTGACAGCTTCTCGGTAACCTCCTTGGTGGAGATTCCGAGCTTCTTGAACTCGTCTTCCATCGTGCCTGTGGGGGAGGCCAGGTGACGCATCGCGTTGGCAATGTTCTGGCTGGCCTGGGCAGCAGAGACGCCGTGAGCGGTCATAGTTGCCATGACGCCGGTGACGTCGGCCAACTTGATGTGCAATGTTCCAGCAAGCGGAAGCACCGTGGACATCGACCCGGAGAACTCTTCGAAGGTCGTCTTGCCGAAGGAGACAGCCTTCACCAGCTGGCTGGTGACGTTGGCACTGTCGGACGCCTTGAGGTGGTAGTCCGTCAAGGCGTCCGTGACAGCGTTGGCCACGGTTCCCAGGTCGGCGTTCTCGTCCTTCGCTCCCTGGGCAGCGGCCTTCAGAACCTTCAGGCCGTCAGCACCGTGGTATCCCGCGGACTCCACGGTGTACATGCCCTTGGCAAGTTCGTTGGCGCTGTAGCCGACCTGTCCGGCCATGTCGAGCATGCCCTTGCGGACCATGTCGATGTTCTTGTGCGACTCACCGGCGCTGGTGATGAGGCGGGTGGTGGAGGATTCGAAGTCACCAGCCATCTTCACGGACGCCACGGCGATTCCGGCCAGGGCCACGGTGGATACCTGGGCCATCTTCCCCATGACCCCGCCGAGGCCACGGGCGTTGGCGGTTGCCTCATCGAGAGCTGGACGGGCCAGGTTCCGGGCCGTAACCAGAATCTCCACGATATTCGTCATCGTCCTGCCTCCTTCCCATGGCCTCGATCGTCAGGAGCTGGAACAGTTCTGCGTCCTCTTCCAGCAGTGTTGTCAGGGTGTAGCCGGAAAACCTCTGAAGAATGCCAAGGAGGAGCTTTGCCCTCTTCAGCTCGTCTGGCTCTGTGACGGTTCTTCCATCGGCAGTGACAGCTCCAGGGACTTCTCTCCAGAGGGTGAGTTCTTTCCCAAAGGGTCAGATACCGCGCTAATCGCTTCGATCCACGCGCCGATGATCGTCATGACGAAGTCGGTGTCGAGGGTCTTGATTCCTTCGACGGTCTTTGGAAGTGGATTGTCGTCCTGGTCGAGCAGGTTCCACTGAACTATGGACTTGCTGAAGATCGACACCATCTTGATGAAGGAGTCGACACCCCCAGGGTTTTCCTTGTCCTTCGCGTCGACTTCGAGGGCCTGGATTTCCATGAGAGTTCCGATGGAGGCGGACGTCATGGTGACTTCCAGGCCCTCGAACGCCTCGTCGGCGAACTTCAACCTGTACAGCTTCCGCTGCGGCTTGTACCCGGCCATTGGTGATCAGCTCCAAGTAGGCGAAGTGCCGTCCTGCAGCGCTGCAGGAACACTCCACGTAAGTTCACCAGTGTTCGATCGGTTGATCGCGTAGTCCGTGAGCAGCATTTCCATCTGCAGGTACGGGGTCGATCCAGAAGTCGGCTGGATCTTCACCGTACGGGTGACACGGGTGGAAGCGACGTCGCTGAACACCGAGTGGGACTGGCTTGCGGCGCTGTTGAAAACGCCGTTGAAGGTAGCGCTTGCGTCAGCAAGCAGAAGCAGCCGCTCGTGTGCGGACTTGTCGACGCCCGTAACGTCCTGGACCGCCATGGGGGTCGAGAACTGGAAGTCGAGAACGTCGTTGGAGATGGCCACTGGGGTGCCGCTGGAGTTGTCGATGGTGATGACGGCCCCGAGGCCCGTCGTCTTTGCCATGACGTTTATCCCTTCTGGATGGCCTCGTTAAGGCGCTGCTGGTTTTCCGCGAGATCCTCGAACCATTCGATGGCGTTCGTGTGGCGGAACGCCTGACCCGATGGGTTCCCTCGGAAATCTCCGTGTCGGCGGATGAAGATGTCCGCCTTGGTGCGGTGCTCTCGGAAGCATCGCTGGTGCGGTTCGAAGATGAAGACGGTCTTGCCGTCTCCTCTCTTCATCTCCTTGAAGGTCCGTCCGCATTTGGTTCTGATGTACTCGGCCTGAGCCTTTCCGAGGTCCGTGAACTCGTCCACGGAGGTTTCCCAGCCCTTGGTCCAGTGAGGGCATCCGACCTCGTGGCAGGCTGCGACAACGTCGATGTCCCGGCCTGCTCGGATCTCGTAGGTCTGGTACTGGTGGACCTGGCCCTGGGGGTCGATTCGGAACATCAGAAGCTCACCGCCGCCTTGTTCCGTACGTACATCACGGCGAATGAGCAGCTCGTGAATCCGCCGGAAGTCGTGGTCACAGCACGTATGTACTTCTCGATGGGAAGCGTTGCCGAGGTGGCAATGCGCTGTGCCTGAGGAGCCGTAGTTACCGAAGTGAATGATGCCCCGGTGATGTCCGACCAGGCGTCGAGGACCCCGTTGTCAGCGGAGGACTGCAGCTTGATAGTCACGTCGGTTCCGGTGAATGCGGTGACCTGCAGATACGCCTGAAGACCGTATGGAGTCTGTGCGGAGATGTAGGAGCTTGCCCCGTTGACCGTCCACGTGAGGCCAGCAGAGTCCGTGATGGACGAGGTGCCGACCACGGGGTTGGCTACGACCGTTCCGCCAATGCCGTTGAGTACCTGTGCCTGGAAGATCTTGCACGCAGCGTTCGCTGCCGTTCCGGTCTGCTTGGAGCCGAGCTCCAGGATGGCCGTGCTTGCGAAGATGCTGGTCGTTCCAGCTGTGACGACAGGGTTACCGAGCTGGGTCCAAGTGGACCCGTCCTCGCTGGTGTAAAAGGTGACGGTGTTTCCGGTGGCGCCGTTGTCCACGTCGAGAGTGGCGCGGATCCAGTGCGCAGTTCCGTCCGTGAAGCTGACCGTCGAGGTGCTGGTCTTGGTGTTCTGGACGGTGCCGTCGTTCGACCACTGGAAGTTCAGTGCACCAGTCGTCAGGACGTGCAGGTTGTAGGACCGCTGGTTGCCCGTGGTGTTGTACTTAGCCAGGACGCACTGGTCTGTGGTCGGGGTCCAGTCGTCCATGGCGACGCGGACCCTGATGTCGATGTCGCCGGTGATGTCCAGGGCCGCGGCGTCTGGAGTGCTGGCGTAGTTACCCGAAGTGCCAGGAAGCTTCAGGTAGTTCTCGCCGGTGGCCGTCATGACGACACCGGTGCCGTTGGTGGCCGCGGTGTCGGTCCGTACGCCAGCGGTCAGCTGGTATCCCCACTCAAGGCCGTAGCTGTTGGCCTGCAGCTCGGTGACGCTGCTGAGCATCCCGTCCTGGGCACGGGTTGGGGCGTAGCTGACCTCCTTGGCGTTGATGGAGGCTGCGGCGTTGCCCAGCGCGTTACCGACGTAGAACGACGCGATGGTGTCCGTCCGAGGCATCGCCGAGAGGACTTTCTGCGCCTGACCAGTGGCTGGGTTGAAGACCGTGTTGACGCTCATAGCGCCGTCTGCAAGGCCCAGGAGCCGCTCATGGGCGCTCTTGTTGATGGCAGTGACGTCCAGGGTGGCGATGGGAGTGTTGACGCCACTGAGGGCGGTTACGTCGCCGCTGAGGTCATAGCCGCCGATGAAGAAGCTCGACCCGAGTCCGGTTGTCTTGCTCACTTAGTCCTCCTTTCGGACGAGTGGTTCACGGGGACTCTGTCCAGGTGTCGTTGATGATCAGAGGGAGTGAGATCGTGACGATCCGGTACATCTTTCCGTCCTGGTTGATGTATCCGGCCCGGGAGCTGAGGCTTGTTCCATACATGCCAAACAGGTCAACCGCCCGTACGTTTCCGCCGAGGGTGAAGGAGCCGCTGTACTCGGACATCATCTTGTCGACGGCCTGGATCATCTTCGGGTCGATGGCGTCGTACGGCTGCTGAAGCATGCTCATGTAGATCCGCACGCTCATCACGACGTAGGCCGAGGTGATGTCCAGACCGCTGCCGCCCTTTACGGGACCGATGGTCTCGGCCCAGATGCAGCAGGTCAGGCCGTTGGCCGGGGCGCTCTTCGGCTCGTGCGTGTTGACGCTGGTGAACAGCCCGGTCTTCTTTGCGTGGCTTGTCAGCTGGCTGACGATGGTTGCGACGTCCATCAGTTCATCGCCCCCATGTGCTTGATGGCGATCGAGTTGGCGTGGTGTTCTGCCTTGTCACCGATCTGCTGAGAGACTTCGCGGAATGTGAAGTAGCCCTTGAACCTGGTGGTCTGGTTTCGGGTCGAGACGCCTTCGAGCCAGGGCCCGTAGATCACCCCGCCGTCCGTGACGCGGTACCCGCCATCGCTTGAGCGGTCCGTCTGAATCTGAGACTCGTAGTAGCCCGTGGGGTTCTGAAGGACTTCGCCGAGCCTGTCCTTGACTCGGTTCACGGCGTCTTCGGCGATCTCTCGCTCGATGTCGACGGTCATGACTTCGGTCTCAGCTGCGGCCCGACCGCTGAACAGCGGTCCCGCGATACGGACGTCGTTCATCAGATCGCCCGCTTCCTGCCGTAGCGGGCGTACAGGGCGACGGCCTGCTTGCGGATGGCGTCGAGACCCTGTCCGATGTTGGTCTGCGTGTTCTCTCCGTATCCCTGAGAACGGGCATACGCGCCCGCCTCCTGCGTCAGTGAAGCAACTGCCTCACCTACGGTCAGCTGCTTGATGAGAGACGGCACAGCGTGAACTGATACGACGTCTGCGTTGCTGTGCGTCGCCGCAGTCGTCCCCTGCGAACCGCGGACCACGGTGAGGAGTCTGCTGACGTAAATCGTCGACCCGGTGTGCGTGGCGAGGACGGTACCGTCCCAGGCCCGGATGACCGTGAGGTTGTTTCCTGTCACGTCGACTACCAGCATCCGCTCGGAGTCCAGCGTGATGACCTCGTTGACGTGGAACGCCGATCCGGTTGTCACAGCAACGGTGACATCGTTGTCGAGATCCGTAAGCGCGCTCTGCAGTGTCTGGGAGCTGGTGGTGTTGGATCGGTCGGTGACCAGCATCCGCTCAGTACCAATGAGGATCTGGTCCCCAACTCCGATGAGGGATCCGTCGGACACCGTGATCGTGCTGGAGGTAGTAGAGCTCACCGCGGCGGCCAGCGTCCCTCCGGACCTGGTGTCCACGGAAAATCCGTACATCCCGGTGATGGCAACGTCTCGCTGCGGGGTGATGCCGTGGCCGAACGACGAGCTGGTCGACCTGTCCAGCTCCATGTAGGTGTATGGGGGCGCGTACCTCGGATGACCCCAGATGATGTTCGCGGCCGGGATGATGTCCGAGCCGGTCGTCACCACGGGGACGGTCGTGGTGACGTCTGCCAGCTCTGCCTTGTCGAACCAGATCCGCCACGGGTAGGCGTACTGAAAGCTGGGCCAGTCCCAGTAGTGGGTAGCGAGGGAGGGGTAGAAGACGCGGTGCATCAGGCCCTCGACAGATCGCGATGCGCTGTCGATCGCGCGGTCGACCTGCTGGTCATTACGCGCCGTCTGCTTTACGTCCAGCGCGGACTTTACGTCCTCGCGCGTGGCGTAGCACGGAAGTGTGATCACTTGCGTCCCCTACCGCTGCCTTGCTTTCTGGCCTAGGGCGTGAGCCCCGGATCGGGTGTATGTATTTGTCTGTACACGGTCAAGTGTACGGGTGTTAGCGCATTACCGCTATCAGCTGACCGCAGCCCAGAACGCCTGCACGCTGGTCTGCGAGTTCGACGACGGGGTGATCGTCGAGGCCAGCGCCGTCGCGCCCGTGCCATTGACAGCCCAACGGGCAGTCGCAGCGGTGAGGTTGGCGATGTTCGCCGCCGCACTCTGGCCGCCGTGCTTCATCAGCACCGGAGGAGTGGCCGCGTTGAAGACCAGCGCTACCCACAGGAACGTCCCACCCGCCACGGACTGTGCGGCTCCAAGGGTGGCGCTCTGGATACCGTTGGAAGTCTTGGCGTCCAGGCCAGCCGACGACAGCAGATTCCCGGAGCTGTCGTACAAACCGGCGTAGTTCTGGCTGGCCGTCGGTGTGGTCGGGCCAGTTGTCTGCGTGTACCAGACCGTGGAGATCGTGGTCGACGACCGTACGTTCACCCGGGCCAGGTATACGGTTCCGTTCGTGGTCGCTGTGGTCGCCGTGGCGAGCGACGGGTCGCCGGTCCACGCGACGAGCCCGTGGTCAGACGGAGACCAGGACGCCGATTGCGTCGTTGGAAGGTAGAGAGGCATCAGAGATCACCACTGACTGGTGCGCGCGGCACCGTTCGCGGAGGACCAGATTCCATCCACCTGACCTGCGTATACAGGCTGCGGGAACTCGTAATACGCTCCGGCAGCAACCTGAACCGTGTAAGACGTGGTGGATGCCGTCGACCCAAACTTCAGGTACAGCACGGACGTCGAGTCGTTGTAGACGGCTCTGGCGTGAATGTCTCCCTGAGCAGCGAAGACCGTCACGTTGGTCGCCGACGACGCCACGTTTGCGAGGGTGGCCGAAGTCGGCCTCAGCACTGGCATGGGGCCTCCTCGGGCCTTTTGTCACATACCGGAGTGGATGTCGGGATCCCAGTCGCGCGGGTACTCCCAGCCGTCACTGGGGCAGTACAGGACTCCTGGGAGGTTCGGAGGTCCGAGGCGCAGCGGTTCTCCGTCGTTCGGGCAGGCAACCGGAGGGACCGTGTTGTAGTAGTCGACGTACTGAGCCTGCTCAGCCAGCGTCGACCACAGGTCCCATCCGGTCACTCCGTCGCTCACGACGTCTTCTTCCGCTGCCTGGGAACCCGCTTCACAGGCTTCTCTTCAGGAGCCTCATCAGCGGCAGCCGCAGGCTCCTCCACGGGCTCCTGTGCCGGTGCCTCGCCGCCTTCGTAGGCGGGCTCTTCCCAACCGCTGGACGGTCCGCCAGAAGTGATGGTTGGCATGTCTCCTCCTTGGAAGACGGGGTGCCGTGGCCGGGTGGGTTCGGCACCCCGTCCGTCTGTTACACCGCGGTGACCGTCGCTCCGTCATCCAGCGGGACGTAGAACAGGGTCCACTTGAACGCGCCCGTGTTCGTCGCGCTGGTCGTGATGTCGATGGTCCCGGGCTCGACGACATAGCCGCCAGAACCCTGGACCTGTACGGCACCACCAGCGGTGCCCCCTGTACCAACGACGAGGGCACCCTTGGCACCGGACGGCAGCGATACGAGCGTGCCCACCTCGGCGGAGGTGACGGCGGTGGCCGTGCACAAACCGGTCGCCGACGCGGTGCCGCTGGTAGGCGTGACGCCGACGGAGACCGTGGTGGCGGTGGCGCTGCACACGGTGGTGCACTGCCCGATCAGGCCCGTGACGATGACCCGGCCACCAGCAACGGTGAACAGGTGTGCGGTTGCCGTGGCCGGAAGAACAGCGGCTGGCTCGTCGACGCGAGTGCCCATGAGAAGGGCACGCTGCTGACGACCTGCAACTCCAGAGGCCATGTCACGCCCCCAGGATCGCGAGGTTGGACGGCTTGCGCTGGACCAGCAGGTCGTGGGTGATGACCACCAGGGTGCCGTTGGTGCAGGTCACCTTGAGGTAGTCGTACTGGTCGGCCATCTGCGAGGCGTAGATGGTGACGACCGAGGTGTACCCGGAAGTACCGGCCAGGGTCAGCGAGTTCGACGACCACGACGAGACCTGCCGGGTCCACGCAGCGGTGCCGTCGGATGCGGTGCTCTGGAACCAGTGGTTGGTCTGGCCGAACCCGTTGGCGGTGGTGAAGTTGTCGTACGATCCGCCGAAGCTCTTGGCCGCGGTCACGGCGATGCTGGAGGCACCGGACGCCTTGACGACCAGGGACACCGCCGAGCAGTCCCGCATGGAGAAGGGCTTGGTGTCGGCGGTGGTGATGACGTTGAAGACACGGCCGAGGCCGTCCATTCCAGCCATGCTTAACTCCTTCTAATGTGGCGTGTGGCCTTGATCCGGGGGTGCCAATGCCCGGGGCTGTCAATCACAGACCTGCGATCTCGTGGACCGCAGGTCCATGACAATCAAGATCAGCGAGTCGCGATCTGCACGAACGGGCTGAGGGTGTTGGCCGACCCGTTGTGCGGGGTCAGGGCCGACTGCAGCCACGGGCGTCCGTCCACGCGCTCGATGATGCGGTAGGCGACCTGGTTGTTCTGGAACAGGAAGTGCTCCGAGGAGTCGACGCGGACCTGCTGACGGTCACCGATCAGGTAGTAGTCGAGGTCGACCAGCATGATGTCGCCGGTGGTGCCGAGCTTCGGGAGCTTCTCGGTGAAGATCACCGGGCGGCCGAGGATAGTCATCGGAGGAGTCTCCGAGCCGGGCTGGGAGTAGCCGCCGATCCAGACGGGGCCACCGCCGGTGCCGACCGCGAGGGCCATCGTGGCGAGCTGCGGGAAGGTGTCGATGGACGCCACCCACACGGCGCGCTTCAGGGAAGTCGGCAGCATGCGGGAGTACATGTTGACGAGGTTTTCCCAGAGGATGGTGCCCGTGGACTGGCCGGACTCGGCAGCGACGGAGACCGAAGCGGGGCAGCTGACGAAGCCCAGGGGCTGGCCAGCGCCGTCACCATTCATGAAGGCGACGTCCTCGGACCAGGCAAGACCTGCCGGGACACGGGAGTCGAACCAGCCTGCGAACGCTGGGGCGTCGTCGAGCAGCTCGGCCGGGACCTTGAAGAAGCCGGTGAGCTTCTTGGCGTCCAGGACGACCTTGCCGAAGCTGGCGCTGGACTCGGTGAGGCTCGCGGCCTCTTCGGTCCAGTAGAAGGTCACGCCGCCGAACAGGTTGGAGACGTGGCTGGTCTCGTCCACCGTGGGGATCGGGACGCGCAGCGTCGACATGGGGATGACCGTCGCCCGGGAGCGGACGATGGAGTCTTCCAGGGCCAGCTGGAGCAGCTCGGAACGCATGATCTCAGGGATCAGGAAGCCGCCCGCTCCGGGCTCCTCCGAGGAGAAGGAGTTCTGGAACTCCGAGACGTTCTTGAGCTTGTCCATCAGCGCGGCGCGGCCAGGCTTGGTGGACGGGGCGCGCAGCTCGTAGATGGCCTTGCAGTACTCGGCCATGTTCGCCAGACGCTCTTCGGGCTTGTGCGCGTTCTCCAGCGCAGCGCCCATGGAGGTCTTGTTGTACAGCGCGCCCTTGCCCTTGGCCAGGACCGTACCGTCGACGGTGACCTCGGGGGCTCCGCCCTTGAGGTTGACGCCGACCTTTGGGGCCTTGCCGTCACGGTCGCGGACCATGTCGAACAGGACGTTCTGGACCTGGTCGCGGACCTGGTCCTCAGTGGACTTGTTGCGCTTGGTGTAGTCCGCGGCGTAGGCGTCGAGGAACTTCTTGGTCTCGCCGTTGGCCACGGCCGAAGCGGAGAAGAACTCCGTCAGCTTCGCGTGGTCGCTGAGAACGTCCTTGAGGCCGTCGGCGTCCGTGGGAACAGTCATCTTGGTCACGAATTGCCCCCTTCCAGGGCCTTGCCCAGAACTGCCGACAGCAGGACGGGGTCAATGTGGTTGTCCGGCGTGTCCTTGACGGACTCGACGACCGGAGCGGGTTCGGCTGCCTTGTCCGCTTCCGGCTCAGTGGCGACCTCCGCGTTGAACACGGTCAGATCCCACGAGTTGGTGGTGTTGCCGCCTCCGCCAACCTGGTCGGCCAGTCCGTCCTTGACGGCCTCTGCGTCCGTGTACCAAGTGGTGGCCTGCATCTTTGCCCGCCAGTAGGAAGCGGCCTTGCCGCTGCGCTCGGCGTAGATGGAGGCGATGTTGTCGCTGGCATCGTCCAGCTGGTCGGCCAGTTCGCGCATGTCGGCCGCGTTGCCGATGCCTGCGGCGAAGCCGTCGTGGATCATCATGCGGCTGTGCGGGGCCATCGTCAGGTGGCCCTTGGTCGCTGCCTGCGCGATGAAGGACGCTGCAGACGCGGCGAGACCGTCGATGGTGATGGCGACGATGCCCTTGCGCTGCTTGAGCGTGTTGTAGATGGCGATGGCGTCGAAGACGTCTCCGCCGGGGCTGTTGATGTGCATGTCGATGTCGCCCTTGACGCCCGACAGCTCGGCGAGGAAGTCCCCGGCCGAGACGCCGTAGAAGCCGATCTCGTCGAAGATCGAGACAAGGGTCGGCTCGTCTGCTCGGTTGGTGATCGACCACCAGCGCGTGGGGGCGCTGGTGAGGTTCTGGAGCCGCTTCACGGAACGCAGCGGCCGGGCTCCGCGCATCAGCGCCTCCCCGTCTCGATGGGTACGTATCCGTCGCTCAGGACGCGGCGGAGGAAGTTGGCCATGTCAGGCTTCTGCTCGTCAGCGGCAGGATGCTGCTGCGGATCGACAACGTTGTCATCACCAGGAACAGCAGGCGGTGTTGGCGGCTTGGGGGGCGGAGCAACGTCCATGTCGGGCAGTCCTACGGTCTCCAGGACATCCTTGGGCTCGTATCCCGCCTGAACCAGGTACTGGGCCGCCTGAGCCTTGTTCAGGAGCTCTGTGGCCGCCGTCTCCTTGTTCTCCGGGGACGGGTCGTCGTAGTCGAACTCGACGATTTGTTCCTGTCCGAACAGCGGCAGCAGCTTGTTGTTCAGGGTGTCCCGGCGACGGTTGAGACGGGAGATGATCTGCCACTCGACGAAGACTTCCTGCGCCGTCTGGGCGTTGGCCCGGTTGACGTCGTCGGAGGTGCCCATCATCGCCTTGTGGACGCGGAACGCCTCGCGCATCTCGTCCCGGTTCTGCAGGCGCAGCTCGCCGTACTCCAGATCCTTGTTGGTGCTGGCGGGCACGGAGTACGTCATGCCGTCTTCGAGGACTCCGACGTGGCCAGCACGGGCTACGCCACGGTGCGACTCTCGCCAGCGCTCGATCAGCTCGTCAAACTTCTCCTCCGTCAGGTGCGTGGGTACGGTGATGATGCCGCCCGGGTCCGCTCCGTTGAGGAAGAGGTTGCGCTGGTACTCGGTGGCGTAGCGCTGCTGCTGGATGTTCGGCATGAGCGCGGCGACCGGGCCGAGTCCGCGGTAGGGGTCGAGCGGGTCGGGGCGCTTCTCGCTGATGACCTCGTTGATCCTCAGCGGGACCTGTTCGCCGTTTGGTCCCGTGTAGATCCAGCCGACCAGGTAGTTGTCCGGGTGCGGGACTGGCTCCATGCGGTGGGGGCTGACGTACCAGATTTCCGTGGGGAATCCGTGGTCCATGTTCAGAACCCAGATCGTCTCGCCGGTCAGCTCAAAGTGGGTCTGCGCGCCCTCACGGAACTCGAACCCGCTGTGGAAGTCGTTGGGGCTGTTCCACAGCTTGATCGCAGGATGCTGGACTACCTCGACCCGCTGGTCTGAGCCCATGTCTCCGGTGGAGTAACGGCGGCGTCCGTCCATAGGCTGCTTCTTGTACAAGCGCCAGCACGGGGCAGCGGAGGACTCGGCAAGGAGACTGACGATGCCGAAGAGGGTTCCGTTGCGCCCGTACTGACGCATGAACGTCTCACGGTCTCCCCGACCGTTTCCGAGGTTGAAGCTGAGCCCGCGATTTGCGACGGACGCAGCGCTCATGGGAACAGGCGTCTTGTTCGCTGGACGACGGAATGGAGACCTCATGCGTCACCGTCCGCGATAAGAAACTCGACTCCCATGGCGCTGAGCCCCGTGACCAGCCAGCCGAGGGGCTGGTCCGTCAGGAAGGCCGCGTAGTCGACGCAGCCGATTCCGATGAGGGTCAGAGGCATTTCCCACAGCCGCCCGAGGGCAGCCTTGTGTGGTGCGGCAGCCCGGCAGGCTCCGGAGGTCACGACGCCGCGAAGAATCGACAGAAATGACCGGATATGACTCCTGCTATCTGCGTTGCTTGACGCGGGCATGACACCTCCTTAAAGGCAATAGTACTCAATATCGGAAGGAACGGAAACGGGGACGACGGCCCATGTCCAGCTCAGCCACCATGTACCGCATCGCATCCATGCCGTGGTCGTTCACTTTGAGCGGTGCTTCCTTCGGAAGACGCCCCGTGGTGTCCCAGACATAGTCGGCAACCTCGTCGATGGTGGACGTCGGTTTTCCGGAACCTCGGAGATCCTTGTCCTCCCACATCAGTGCGTCCCGAAAGAAGAAGATTCGCGGTTTTCCGTCAGCCTGGACCTCGAATCTTTTCTGCGCCGCCTGGATTCCGACAGATACGTCCTTCTGCGCCGTCTCCACGGGAAGGCCCAGGTGACGAATCAGCGTCTTCCGGTCCTCTGCGTCATGATCTGCGATGATGGTCGGCGTGGGCTCGTTCTTGTATTTCTTGATCTGGTTGAGGATGCGCCGCGCGTGGTCCTCCACCAGAGTCTTCGAGTGGTAGATCTCCCGGGTCAGGTACATCCGGCCGTCTCCGTCGACGCGCCACCACTGGGCCACGAACGGGTTGACGTATCCGAAGTCGATGGTGATGTACAGAGGCCAGTCATCTGGAATGTCGAACGGCTTGATGACGTGAACCGCTGGATCGAATTCCTGGTAGATCTGTCCCTCGGCCGCGACCCATTTCCCCCAGCGCATTCTCTGGTAACGGGCACCCTTGAGGGTGTCCAGGGTGGACAGGTACTGCTTTCCCTCCGGGGTCCAGTCCTTTCCGTCATGGAATCGCGGATTGTCCTCGTGCTTCGAATACAGCAGTTTGCAGCGACCCTCATCTGCCCTGCGCTTGAGGTGATGTGACGGAGCGCCGGGGTTGGTCGCCATGATCATCTGCTGGTAGCTCAGTGTCCCGTTTCGCAGGCGGGTGATCAGGGTGTCCAGGTCTTCGTCGGTGACCTCGATCGCCTCGTCCACGAAGATCAGGTCGAACTCGGTGGAGAGCAGGCGGGACGCCTTGTCCAGGCCGCCGACCAGGATCGTGGAGCCGTTGTTGTACCGGAACGCGGCGGGCTCCTGGGCGCTGCCGCCGTAGAAGTGCAGCATCCCGGAGTCAATGGCCTCCGCGGCAACCTTCTCCTTGAAGGTGACCAGGGTGGACTGGGCAAGGCTGGCGTGGGTCTTGCGGACGATGAGCGCGCGGACCTTGGGCGTCATCAGGCAGGCCAGGTGGACCTTCATCAGGCCGCCGACACTCTTGCCCGTACCGGCCGCCCCGGACATCAGGATCTCGGGATCCTTCATCTTCAGCAACGCCAGGGCGGCACCACGAGGTTCGAAGCGAACAGTTGACGCGGGCATGTCAGGCGAGATCCGTAACATCGACGCCGACGACCTCGTACTTCACGGATCCGGACTGCTCAACCTTCGTTGGCTGGTCCAGGCCCTCCAGCTTGCGGTAGGACTCGGCGATGGACTGCATGCGCGCCAGCGCGGCCAGCTTCGGGGCCGGGTCGATCAGCGGCTCGCCGGTCTCCGGGTGGCACACGACCTTGCCGTGGGCGGTCAGGTAGTGCGTCTCGTCCTTGATGGCCAGGGCCTCGCGGTACTGGGTGTCCAGGCGCTCCCGCTCGAACTCCCGGGCAACGTCAGTTGCGTCCGCTCGGGCGTGCTTGTAGGCGTTCTGAACGCGATGCCACGCCGTCTGGTACGAGGTGCCCATCCGCTCGCCGATCTCTCGGTACGTCATCCGCTTGCCGCGAAGGCGGGCCGCCTCGATCTCCAGGGCTCGGACGTCGTCGCGGGTGCGGCTGCCTTCTGGCTTCTCGCCCTTGCGCAGCAGGCCAAGCTCGGCCTTCGGGTCGTCATCCAGCTGGTCAGACACGGGTCCTCCACTCGATTACGTCAAGTACATGACAAGTGTAAGAGTAACCCGCTTTGACAACGTTGTCATGTACGCCGCCGAGCAAAGAAAAGAGCCCCTGGGTGCTTGAGGTCCAGGGGCTCAAGGACGATTCCCACCGTCCCGCGCACAGTCAGTATCTCATGACATGTACACGGCAGGAAGTATCACTTCGGCACGCGAAGGTAAATACCTCGCATCTGCTGATGCCTGCGAAGGGCGTCGACACCGAGACCGGACAGGCGCGGCGTCTTCCACATCGCCTCCAGCACGCGCGCCACACCGAGAGCATCACCAGCTGCCGTGTGGCGCCACTCATGATCAAGCTCCACCCCGTACCGGCGGTAGAGCGCATCAAGAGAGCACGTCAGGCGCTCACCTTCCAGGAGGTCGCGCCCGAGGTGCATGGAATCGAGAACACCACCTTCAATCCACGGGTAACGGAACCCGTACTGCATCGCCTCGCGCTCGATGAAAGCCAGATCGAACTGGACGTTCTGACCGGCGATGGGGGTCTTGTCACCGACATGGGGGAGAGCGAAGCAGAACTCCTCGATACCGACGAACGGATCTACCCCGTGCTTGCGTGCGTACGAAGTGCTGATCCCGTGAACGGACTGCGCCATCCCGCTGATCGGAACCTCAGGGGCGATCAGGCCCTGCCGCAGAACAGGCTTCTGACCCCCACCGGCGTACAGCACCGCCCAGGAGACGATCCGGTCGCTGGTCGACGTGCCCGTGGTCTCCGTGTCGATGAAGCACACGCGGAACGGAAGGTCGATCTCCAGGCTCTCCACGGGGATGTCGGGAAGCGGATTGACCACACGAGGGGGAGTCGGCACGTACACCGGGAGCGGCTCCGGCTTAGGAGGTGATGCGTACCGGGCGGCCTGACGCTCCTTCTCCTCCAGTCGGCGCTGGCGCTGCTCCTTCCGATACCGCTCACGGGCGGAGAGCTGAGGAGACGCCTCCACCGTGTCGGGAGCGGGGGGCTCCTCCGTTCGTCTCCGCTTGGAGAGGAGCTGCTTGATGTTGCGGATCTTCACTGTGCCTCCACCTCACTCTGGGCGTCCTCCTGGAGGCGCTCCTTGGCCTCCCGGAGAGCCTGGCGGGCCACCCAGTCCGTCACCCCGTAGGTGGATGCGATCGTCTTACGACCCGGCAGCGGCTCCCCACCGGCCACCAGCTTCTCCACCAGCTCCTCCTGCGTGATGGTAGGCGCGTTGACCTGCGGTTCCACCACGGACTCCAGGACGGTCGGCTCCTCCTCCAGGCAGTCCTCCAGGCCCTCCAGGCCCTCCAGGACGTCCTCCAGCAGGGGCTGGGCGGCCTCCACAACGGGCTGGAGGACAAGCTGCCGAGACAGCGCCGCATGCACCTGACGCATCAGCACGCCGAAGGCGAACAGGGCTGCTACGGGAGGAATCCCAGCGACCACGTAGTCCAGGGTGGAGGCGCTCTGGCCGACTCCAGCCACGTTCAGACCGATCGACGCCAGACTCCCGGAGGCGGTGATGGCGATGGCGGAGACATCCCGGCGGCCCTGGAGGGACGCCAGGAGAACGAGCAGCTCGCCGATGACGATGAACAGGTCCACCGTGGCGGGCCACGCCCAACCACGGACCCCTGGGAGGCCATGGCCGGAGGCAACCCCGGCCAGGTGCTCGTAGGACAGCCAGAAAGCCGCGGCCGTAAGGACGACGGTCGCGGCGGACGCGGCCACCGCCACTGTCCGAGCCGAGCTGTATCGTGTTTCCTGCATGGGTTCTCCTCCGGGAGGATCTGAAGGCCGGGCCCTCGCAGGGGCCCGGCCACTTTCTTATCAGGTCACTGGTGCGGGCATCCGCTGACCCACCAGCCGCACTCGGCGCAGTAGGTGTGCGGGCTGTACGACGTGACGCCTGGTCCGTGGATGCACGAGGAGACCCACCAGCCTCCGCAGGCGACGCAGAAGTAGTCCAGCAGCTTCGTGATCATGACGCCTCCTTCGCGGGCGGCTTGCCCAGCCACACCAGGTGAGTCCTGGCCGGATCCTTCGGGTCGTGGACCTTGAGCACCGGGGCCTTCCCGATGCGTCCACGCTCGACCACGACGTCCTGACCAGCCTCTTCGTCTTCGAGGTAGGGGTCGTCGGTGGGGGAGGGGAGGGCTAGGTCCGTACCAACCTCGACGTCGGCGAAGACCCCAATGCACACGAACCAGCCAGCGGCCAGGACGTACCAGAGCGCCCCGAGCGCCCACAGGAAGCCCGTCCCGAACCCGACGAGGCACATCGCCCCGACCGTCCGCATGGCCACGGTCCCGGCCCGCTGAGCGCCGGTGAGGTCGCGGGCGGCCTGCCACCAGAACCAGCGGCGCACGGTCTGCTGGGTACCGGAGAGCAGCACCTTGCCCATCACGCGGAAGCCGTTCACGAGAACACCCCCGTGAAGCCCGAGCCCAGCATGTTCGCCGCCGATGCCAGCGGAATCGCCGCAGCACCCGCGATCGAGCCGGACAGACCCAGGCCGCATCCGGCGATGAACCCGCCGATCACCTTGTTCTTGGCGATCTTCGAGAACTTCACCAGGGCCGCAAGGACCACCGTGCAGAGGAAGAGAATGACGTACCCGCCGGGCGTCAGGACGATCTGCGAGGCGCGGGTGACGTTCTGGTCGTGTCCGCCGACGCCCCACACCAGGCCGACGTAACCGGCGATGTTGTTGACCCAGAGCGCCCCCCAGGCCAGCGTCCCGAGCCCCGACCAGGCCCCCGCCGCGCCGAGGACGGCGAGGATTCCGTAGGCGATGGACAGCAGGAAGGAGACGATCTTCTTCGGCTTGTGGCCTTCCTTGATCCACCAGTGCATGCCGAACCAGACCACGATGCCGGTCGCGGCTGCGATTCCGGCGAGTGATACCGTCGAACCGTTCATGGAGCGATCCCTCCGTGGACAGGCCCCGGGACTCGGTTAGGTCGAGATCCCGGGGCCGCTTCGTTTTTCAGATGCCGGTGACCGGCAGCAGCTTCGCCCGGATGGCGATCAGATGCAGCTGTCGCGCCTTCTCCGCGAAGTCCTTCCCCTCGTCGTACAGCTCGACTGCCTCCAGGAACGTCTGAGCCAGCTCGTGGAACGCATCGATGTTCCTGTGGAGCCAGGCGTAGCTGGAGAGGGTGGCGTGGAAGGTGCTGGCGGCCTCCAGGAGGCCGCAGACCTCGGCGGTGGCGGTGCAGTCCCGGTGGTCGACCAGGGCTCCCAGGAGGATCCCCTCGGCGTCGAACCGGCTGGCTGTTGGGCGCAGGGCCCGGATGATCGAGGCTACGCTTTCACGCTGCACGGCGGGCCTCGCAGAACTCGCAGCCGGGAACCGGGTGCATCCGGTCGTGGGAGATCATGTGCTCCAGCCTGGATTCGGTCCGGTCCAGTCGGGTCTGCAGGTCGGAGATCCTCTTGAAGAGGTCGGAGTCCGTTGCGCGGTCGTGGTGGGTGGTCATTCCTTTTCCTCCTGGTTAGGTCAGGGGAGACTGTTTCAGCCCATAAGGCAGTTGATGACCTGCTTGGCATAAGCCAGGTCCATGATCATGTCGTTGAAGAACATCTGCACGTCCTCGTTCGGGACGCTGTTCAGGGTTTCGATGTCCTCGTCCGGCAGGGACCACAGAACTTCGTGGATGAGCTCTGACGTCCAGTACGACGCCTCCTGCTCTGTCATGTACACGTCCCGCATCCTCTTGACGCGAAGAGCGGCGTCTAGGCGGAACAGGAACGAACCAGGCTGCGGGTGATTGTGCAGGTTGATTACGTCGGGGATGACGGACACTGCCGTCTCCAATCCCTCCCCGGGACTGGCGGGTTGGTGGGCTCTTGCCGAGGGCCCGTAATCAGGTCTTGCGGGTGAAGCGGATGAAGATGCCGTCCTCGGTTTGCTGGGACGTCAGCTTGAAGTCGTGCCTCTTGGCCCAGTTGCGAGCCACGACCCTGAAGGACTTCGTCGTGGTGGTGTAGTCGACTCCTTCGCGCAGACGCCACCACTGTCCGTCCGCCCAAGTTGGCCAGGGGTACGTTGCGCGGGCCCCGGGACTGATCCTCTTGACCCGAGTGGGGTCTGCGTGTTCGGCCATACGTGTATGGTATCAGACGGGGAGCCGATTGGGAAGTCAAGTTTGGGAGTGAAGTGCGAAATCTGCCGGAGAACCTTGTGCCGAACTCGAATGTTGCGTTTTCGTAACAAAGGCCGGTGGGTGCCCGGCCTTTGTCATGACCACATCACACAGTCATCGCTTCGAGCTTCTCTTCGATCGACGATGCCACCGTGTAGGCAGGACTGTTGGTCAGGCGACCACGGGCGCGGTCGTACCGCCGTGTGGTGCGTGGGTCCTTGTGGTCCACACTGTCCTGCATGATGTGCAGTGCTACTCCCTTGTCCAGTCCGTGTGTGATGTAGCAGTGGCGCAGTACGTGAGGATGGATGGTGCTGGCCTGTGGCAGTGCAGCACGCCTGGCCACACGGCGCAGCATCTTCCATGCCTCACACTCCTGCATGCGCGCACCTGTACGTGTGACGAACAGTGGCCCTGTGGTGCGCCCTGACAGGTACACGTCAATGGCATGGGACGTCACCGGTGGAAGGGCCTTCTTGGCTGTGGCACCGCCCTTCAGCCGTACCGTGATGGTCCTGTGTCCAGCGTCGTAACCCAGGTTCTCAACATCGGCCCCCAGAGCGCCGTCGATGCGCAGTCCGACCGTGTACAGCAGCATGCACAGCGCGTAGGCCCGCGGACTCAGCTTTCGCGATTCCAGCAGCAGCTTGGCCATCTCGTCTTCCGTGAGGCCCTCCGTGTCGGAGTGGTCCACGTCGACCTCAGGACGCTCAACGCCGTCGAACGGGTTGTACTCGACCAGCCTGAGCCGCTTGGCGTACTGGTAGAAGCTGGAGCAGACGGAGAGGTACTGCGCGCCGCTGGTGTTCTTGCCGTCGTCCAGGGAGCGCGCGTAGCTCTCCGCGTGCGGATACGCGGCGGACATCGGATGCACGTTCACCGATCGGCAGAACGCCTCCCAGCGCCGGAAACCACGCCTGTACGACTTGCGCGTGTTGGGCGATTTCTTCGACGTGATCCACATCGATACCAGCTTGGGTAGATCGTCGGTATACGTCTGTTCCAGCTCGGTGCGCGCGGACTGCGCCTCGATTGGTTCGATATCCCGAACAGGTGCTGAAATCTCGACCAGCTCGGCGGATGGCGTCAAATTCTCATCGTCGCTCATAGAGATAAGGATAACGGACATTATCCTTCCCTGTCAAGTTGTCGTGCTCACGACAGCATGACAACGTTGTCAGACCTTCACCCTCTCGACGTGCACACGACAATTCAAGATTCAACTAAAACGGGCGCCTATGTTACTGGCGAGTAGCTTTTTACCGGCCCTCCCCGCGGTGTGCGACGCGGAAATGGAAAAAGTTTTCCGCTGAGGGCCACCTCCGGTGGATTACGGCGCGCGTTTTGTCACGCAGGCACGAAAGAGCCCCCACCCGAAGGTAGGGGCTGTGCGTCGATCTGAGGGCATCAGCGGCTCGGATGGCCAGC